CCCAGGGAGGTGGCCCGACTGCAGATCGACGCGGTCTGCGCCCTGCTCGCCTGCGGCAAGACCTACGGGGAGACTGCCCAGATCCTGGGAGTGACCGCCCCCCAGTTGGCGCACTGGATCAATTCATCCCACGCGCGCAGGGATGCGTGCACATACGCGCGCGCACAAGCCGGCACCTACTGGGACGACGCCGCCGAGGAGGTCATCGCCAAGGCCAAGACCCCTTTTCAACTCTCGCGGGCGAACTCGCTCGCCCACCACTACCGCTGGCGGGCGCAGCGACTGTCGGGCGCCGAGTATGGGGAGCGTTCCCAGGTTCAGATGGACACAAGCCTGAAGATCGAGGTCGTGCGGTTTGGCAACGATCCGACTGCCGCATAACTGGGCGCCTCGGTCGTACCAGCGCGCGGCATGGTGCGCGATGGAAGCGCGCGATGACTTCCGCGCGCTGCTCCTGTGGCACCGTCGTAGTGGCAAGGATGACGTTGCGCTGAACGTGGCGGCCACTCGCGCGGTTCAGCGAGCGGGCAACTACTGGCACATGCTCCCCGAGTATGCGCAGGCTCGCAAAGCGATCTGGGACGCGGTCAACCCGCACACTGGCGTGCGACGCATCGACCAAGCGTTCCCGAGTGCGATCCGCAAGTCGACACTCAACGATGAGATGAAGATCGTGCTGCGCAATGGCAGCACGTGGCAGGTCGTCGGCTCCGACAACTACGACGCGCTCGTTGGGTCGTCGACAGCGGGCATCGTGTTCTCCGAATGGGCTCTCGCCAAGCCTGCAGCGTGGGGATACCTGCGCCCGATCCTGCTTGAGAACCACGGTTGGGCGGTGTTCATCACGACGCCACGCGGGCGCAATCACGCCTACAGGATGATGGAAGCGGCACGCGACGATCCGGCATGGTTCGTCCAGGTGCTCTCGGCGCACGACACGGGCGTGTTCACGCCCGAGCAACTCGAAGCGGAGAAGCGCGAGTACATCCGCGACTACGGCCCGGTGCTGGGCGAAGCGATGTTCGAGCAGGAGTACCTGTGCTCGTTCGACGCGGCGATTCGCGGTGCGTACTACACCGATGAACTGCGTCAGGCGCGTGCCGAGAACCGCGTGCTGCCCAACATCCCCGTCGAGCGCATGCCCTGCGACATCGTGTTCGACCTGGGCATTGGCGACGACACCGCCCTGTGGGTGACGCAGTCCGTCGGCCGTGAGGTGCACTTCGTCGCCTGTTACAGCAACAACGGCGTCGGACTTGACCATTATGCGCGCTGGGCGGAACAATGGCGCATCGCGCATCACGTGCCGGGATGGAACGAGATCATCCTGCCGCACGACGCCGAGGCGCGCGAGTTGGGCACTGGCAGATCGAGGCAGGAAACGGTGCGCGATCTGTTCAGCAAGGCCCCTCGCGTGCTGCCGCGAATGTCGGTCGAGGACGGCATCAACGCGGTTCGGCGCGAGTTCCCTCGCTTCTATTTCGATGAAACCGCCTGCGGGCCGGGAATCGAAGCAGTCTCCCAGTATCGTCGGGAGTGGAACGAACGGCTTGGTTCGTTCTATGACCGTCCACTGCACGACTGGAGTTCGCACTACGCCGACGCACTGCGCTATCGCGCACTGTCGTTGCGGTCGAACAAGGCTCGTACCGGTGGCCCCATCTACCCGAGGTTGGCAATCGTATGAGCATCAAGATGCAAGCGGAGATCGGCGCGCTCGCTGCGCTGGTTGCGAAGCTGATGACCCAGATCGAGGTGCAGGATGCGAGGATCGAAGCGCTCGAAGCGCGGTTCAGCAAAGACGACGACCATGAGCGACGAGAAGTTGCTCGCGCTGATCTCGGCCAGGGCGGATCGGGCCGACACCAGCGGCACGTTCGATGAGGACCGCGCCAAGCTGATCGAGTACTACCTGGGCGCGCCCTTCGGCAACGAAGTCGAGGGTCGCAGTTCGGTGGTGATGCGGGAGATCTACTCGACCATCGAGTGGATGAAGCCTGCGCTGATGCGCATGTTCTTCGGCGGCCAGGATGTCGTGAAGTTCACGCCCACCAGCGCCGAGGATGTCGCGCACGCCGAGCAGGAGACCGACTACGTCTCCTACGTCATCAAGGAGCGCAACGACGGTTTCGAGACGTTGTACTCCTGGTTCACCGACGCGCTGCTCAGTGCGAACAGCTATGTCGTCTGCTACTGGGACAAGCGCGAGAGCGTGCACGAGTCGTTCTATGAACAGGTCAGCGCCAGTCAACTGGTGATGCTCACCGAGCAACTGAACGGCAAGGGCAACGAGTGGGAGATTGTCGAGGCCGATGAAGTCGGCACCGACGACATGGGCGAGCCGTTGTTCGACGTTCGCCTGAAGGAGACCGTCTCCGAAGGATACGTGCACGTGGAGACGATCCCGCCCGAGCGGCTGCGCGTCGATGCGTCGCACAAGCACGTGGGTCTGTCCCGATGCAACTTCGTGCAGTACACCGAGATCAAGACCATCAGCGCGCTGCGCGAAGCTGGTTTCGACGTTGCCGACGACATCGCCGACGATGACTCCGAAGATGCAACGGGCAACATCGTCGAGCAGGCACGCAACCTGCGCCAGAACAAGTCCTCCGATGAGGTGATCGAGGAGGGCGAGGACGATCCTGCCTCGCGCGAGGTGCACGTGCACACCTCGTTCATCCGCGTCGACTACGACGGTGACGGCAAGGCCGAGTTGCGCCGTGTCTGCCATGTCGGTTCGACGGTGCTGCTCAACGAAACCTACGACTGCATCGCGGTCGCAGCGCTCACTCCCACGATCATGCCGCACCGTCACGTGGGCATGTCCATCGCCGAGGTCGTGAAGGATCTGCAGGAGATCAAGTCCACGCTGATGCGGGGCATGCTCGACAACATGTACCTCGCCAACAATGGCCGCTATGCGGTCAACGAGGACACGGTCAACCTGGACGACTTCGCGGTGTCCCGACCGGGCGGTGTCGTGCGAGTTGCCGGCGACCCGATGACATCGGTGCGCGAACTGGCTCACCCGAGTCTCAGTGGCAACGTGATCCAGGCGGTCGAGTACCTCGACATGGTGCTGGAGAACCGCACTGGCGCCTCGCCACGCGTGCTGCAGGGGCAGAACTTCGACGGCAACGCGATCAACAAGACCGCCAGCGGCATCTCGCAGATCATGTCGGCCGCGATGGCTCGCATCGAACTGATCGGGCGCATCTTCGCCGAGACGGGCGTGCGTGACCTGTATCGGATCGTGCACGCGCTGACCCTGAAGCACGCCCGCAAGGCCGAGGTGGTCAACCTGCGCAACCAGTGGGTGCCGGTGGACCCGAGAGAGTGGGACCGGCGCTACAACATGACCGTCGAGGTGGGCCTGGGAACGGGCGACAAGCAGGGAAAGATCTCGATGCTGCAGATGATCATCGCCGCGCAGGCCAGTGCGATGCCGTATGGCGTGTCGAGCCCGCAGACGATGTTCAACGCCCTGTCAAAGCTCACCGAAGAGGCCGGCTACAAGAACCCCGAGGAGTTCTGGGTCAACCCGGCCAAGCCGCATCAGCCGATCCAGGTGCCGCCCAAGCCCGAAGTGCAGGTGCAGCAAGCGAAGATCGCTGCAGACGCGCAGGCACGCCAGCAAGAGGCGAACTACAGGCGCATGGGCATCGAGGCGGACCTGTACAAGGCGCGACTGGACGCCCAGCGTGCGCAGGAGAAGGCGTTCCTCGACGCCCAGGTCGATCTCGCCAAGTTCGTGATGGACAAGGACTCGCAGGCCGAGTCGCAGGGCCTGACGGTCAACGTGGACGGCACTTCGCGAGACAACATGGCCGACACGCTGATGAAGCTCGCAGCGCCGCGCAAGCCGCGACGCAAGGTGGTCAAGCACATTCGAGGTGCTGACGGCAAGATCGCCGCCTCTGAGGTGATCGAGATGGAAGACGATGAGGAAGGCAACCAATGAACAACGTTTCGCACATCGAAGACAAGGTCGGCGCCGGCCTGATGGCTGGTGGCGCACTCGGTGAGGACATCGGCGAACTGGGCTTCCAGTTCGAGGTCGAGTGCGTCGACGCAAACGGCAACGTCAAGTGGCGCGAGTCGTTCCACAACACCGTCGTCACGGTGGGCAAGAACGAGATTCTCGACAAGATGTTCCGCGCTTCGGCATACACCGCTGCGCACTATTTCGGGCTCATCAGTTCGGTGAGCTACGGTGCCGGCGTGGTGGCTGCGGACACGATGGCGTCCCACTCT